CAGGTTTTCAAAACCGTTAACTGACGGTTTACCCTACGGGGAGTTGGCCCAGCAATGGGCCGAGGGCCCGGTTTTCCGGGCTTCCCACATATAAAGCTCGCCCTCGAAAGCGAGTGGTCCCAAAATGTGGGCCCAGTGACATGACGACCTCCAGGTGTCCCACACGTCGATAGAGTGTTGTGGGTAACTTGGGGATGAGGGAAGTTCCTGAGTCACTGGTGCAGGGGAGTCCTTAATAAGAGGGATTCACTGGCCGAAAACGGCAGCGGGTCGACGATCCGTATGGCGCGTAGGAGGAGCGCTGAAATGAACTTGGTCTGGCCGGATCGTTCCGGCCGACTCGTTCATACGCACCCTAACCACCCGGGTCTAAATGTCTAAGTTGTCTATTGGCAATCAGCCACATGGTGGAGAATCCTCGGCGCGAGCTACGGCTCACACGTTGGCGCGAGGAACTGGAGTTGTGACCCAGCAATCAACAACGAATTCGGGCAATCCCCGTCCCATATCTGCCGCATCATTTGCGACGGCGGATAATGGTGTCATTATCGCGAGTGGTGAAGGAAGCACCCCCTTCACGAACGTGATGGAATGTGACGGTGTACGTCGCATTGTCACGTCGAATCGAGAGCGTATCTCAGAGGGCCATTGGTATGATACCGTGCGTGCGACATTGCGAATGCCTCGCGTTGACGTAGCAAGTATGCTATCCTCGTTTGATCGAAAAGTTGGGATGGCAACATTGAGTATCAACAATGAAGCGCAGCGAGTGACACACATGTATGATGTGCTTATGGAACGTGTGTTCGACGTAGAAAACCCCGAGGAACTCGTAGCCGCAGCTGAAGAATTTAACCAACGAGTTAAAGACGCAGCTGCAGATCTCGAGGAACTCTCGGAGGCATTGCGTGCCATTATGCTGCGATCGGTGGAGAAGAACCCAGGCCCACCCAAGCACGTGCCAGCGCCACGCAAGCCGCGAAAACCGAAAGGCGACTGGGCCAGGGGAGGTGTGGCGCAGCGGTGTAATAATGTGCGCCTTAAAGAGGCGGCGCGCCAGAGGCAGGAACGGAAACAACAGGGGCGCATGAAACGTCTGGGGCTCAACGCGAGTGCTGCTGCTGCGGATGCTGTTGTGGCCGCCGATCCCGACGAGGCGTATGGTGACGAGAAATATGACGATAGTAAACAGGAACGAACGCCACCAACGGCACCGCCACTGCCCATACGCGCACACGTGCCCGCGGCCTTACCACTTGAAGCCGTGGCCGCGCCGCCGCTGTGGCATCCGCCCATGCAGCCCCTTGATGTGGCACCCGTGGCACTACCGCCACCCGTGCGCTATTGGTGGCCGTATGCAATACCCGATGGTGTGCCGCCACAAAGAATGCAACCAACTGCGGAAGAGCACGGGTTTGACAATGAGTGCCCTTACGAAGAGAGCTTTTGGTACCCAATAGCACTTAAAATGAGACAGATGCAGTACGCGGGACCGATTCTGTCAAATCTCGTGGGGCCACTGGCACATCTGATTGAAGCACCCTGCGACTATGTCACTTGCGTGCCCGAGGAAATCGTCTTCATTGGGCCTGGACTCATACAGTTCTTGGTGGCTTGTGGGAAGTTCAAGCAGCCTAAACACGTGCTCTTGTTTGCAAAACAGATGGAGGTAGCTGATTTTGAGGGTTACGAAGTGAACGCCGATAAACGATCGAATGACGAGGTCAGTCTCTTTCATTTGACACGCATGAATTCTGGCAACAACAATCCAAATTCATATCAGAAATGTGTTGAAGAGTTGGTCTCAGCATTGATAGGGCGCACAGTCGTCAAAACACCCGAGGCCATGCTCAATGTGGTGCACGTACACTTTAGTGCGCACGTTAAGAACAACCCGAATTTCAAAACCGCGCTTCTTTCACAGGCTCCCAAGATCGTGGCGTGTGTGGTCGCGCGGTTACATAGTCATCTGGCCGCTGTCGCCACCCACCTCAATCAAACTCGTGGCGAAAGAGCGAATGTCATGGGGGCGTTACAAAGGGCGGTTACGGTGCCCAACACCTGGCAAAATTTGGCGGATTATCTACGTGATGCTTTGGGCTTCCATACGGACGCGAATCGCATTGAGCGTGCGTTTTTTACAGATACGGTCATAGATAAAGAATCAATGAATGCCAAGCACGTGAGCGCCATAGGTAAGACGGCTGTGGAAGGCAAAACTGAGTCAACAGCGCCCATTAATCTACACGTCGGGTGTAAAATTGAGGCTCAACCGGGGCCGCAACCGATTGTCGAACTGGGCATCATCGGGCGTGCCGTGGCGGCTCTTCAGTCGCTACAAGGCGACGGCGTGGCCGCCGACGAGTTGCCCATGTTGATGCATCCGGGCTTTACGTGCCTTACGGGGACACGGTGCTCAGCTGGCCCACATTACTTGACCGCAACGTGCCCTGAGGCGATGCCACCGATTGATAAGAATAAGGTTGATGTGAAAGCACAATTGGTAGACCGGAATGGGCCAGTTTCGTTGTGTGGTGACAATCAACGCTTCGTGTCGCTACGGCCCCAAATCACGCATAACGCCACAGATACTGGTGAGTACACATACCTCGCAAAGCTCAAGACGACGTGCAAACATGCCGAATTGGCAGCTATCATCCACCGGGTTCACCGTAAGGTTAACCACCCCATGCACCCGCGGGCGCTCTACGACGTCGCTCAGAAAATTTGTCCGTTGCTTAGCGAAGTACTGCCGGTTTCTACGCTGATGTCGCACTATCCCGAGGCAAAGTTGCGACCGTATGCAACGGGCGCCTATCAATTGTACGACGTGGGCGAAATCAATGTGCCGATACCGGCCCATGTCAAGTACGAGATCATTATGCAAGAAGAAATGTGGAAGGCGCCGCGGCTGATCCAATCAGTCGAACCATCGCTTGCGGTGGCGACGGCCTCCGTTGACTTGTCGCACACGATATTGCTCAAACAACATTGGGATGGCAGTGCCGATCTTGGCGAGGACCGCAGGATACTTTATTGTTCGGGCACGACGCAGGCAGCGATCCGAATGTTTGTCAATGATGCCATAGCGGATGGATTCGTATACCCCGTGGAGGGTGATTTTTCTATGTATGATACGACACAACGCGGTTTCGTCAAAGAGAATGAACTGCGTTACACCGAACCGTGCCTGGACTCGTTGACCATAAGTGAAACTATGATCAAGTCTTGGCTTGACGCGAAGACGGCCCTACTTTACGGCACAAAACAACCAGCAATCATGGAGGTCATAGAGGCACACGGCGGCCTGCGCAACTGTCCGGTGGGGGCTTTGACAGAGGCGGAAGGAAAAGCGAGTAAGCGTTGGGCTGCCACCAAGAACTACAAATTCACGACAGATGGGCGATTGAGCGGTGAATGGCTTACTTCCTGTAATAACTCAAAAAATACCGCAATTTACATTACTGACGCTGTTAACGTCGTGCTTGGTGCGAGCACGCCTTTTCGCCTGATGGTCTTGGGCGATGATAATTTGTTGTTCTTACGATCACCCCTATTGCCAGCGCAGAAGAAGCAGTTTGTGGCGCGCTTGGAACAACAGGGCATAGTACCCAAGATATTGTGCCCGTCGATCAGTAATGCGATGTTCTGCTCAGCTTACCTTGTGCCGACACAATTGGGTTACAACCTCACACCTTCATTGACTCGCATTACGAAATCTATGTTCGTCGACCTGGCGTTGTGCGGGCGTAGTGAGGGTTGGGAGAACACTGTGCGGGCAGCAAACAAAGGCACGGCACTTGGGCTCGCACAGGTGTGCGCGCACTCGAGGTTGATAATGGCTTACCTGTCCAAGAGTTTGGCTGTCAACGAAGAAGCGATCGACATGAAGGAGGAATTCTGGCTGAAACCCGGTGTGTCTTCAAACGCCAACACGGAAACCGACGACTGGTATAAAGAGCATTATGGGTTCTCCGATGCGGTGTATGAGTATGTGATTGATGCACTTGAAGCCGACATGCTGCCGGATGCAATATGGAATTGGATTGCAGCCTGCGATGGGTATGACACAGGAGTTGATGTCCATAACAAATCGCACCACGGTATCAATGGGATGCTGGTGTTGGCCAATGCAGGCAAGGACCCCGAGACTGTGGAAGAGATGATCAAACGTATGGGGCCCAAGCAATGTATGGAATTTGTTGCCGAAGAGTACACAGAATACCGTGACATGGGCGCTGACAAGATGCAGCGGTTGTTCGGCGCGCTGGTGCATTACCACCTCAGTACACTCGAGGTGGAAGAAGCGATCAGGCTCCACAAGAGGTACAATAAGGCCGCAAAACCCATGCAAAAGTTGGTACGTAAACGCAAAGGGTACGTTGGAGTGTTGGCGCGGCGCATAGGTGTAGCAGTCAAGAAAGTGGCGCGCGGCGCCGCTGGGGCAGTCAATGCGGTGGCGGGGAACATGGGCAAGCGCCGGCCCAAACGCAGGCGCAGAGTCAGGGGGCAGCGCATGGTTGGTTCGATGGTGCCTGCGAATGAGAAGAATTGGCGAGCGATGTCTGGTGTTAAAACCATGATATTCCGGCCGTCATATAAGCACCGTAGCGCGCCCGGGGTGACTTGTTTCCAAAAGACCGAATCACTGGGAACTGTGAGCATGACCACAAATTTTAGTGCTGTGCGTTATTCTATGAACCCGGCAAATCTTGCGTATCGTTGGCTTGCTAACGAGGCAAATGGGTTCGAGCGCTACAGGGTGGTTGGGTACAGGATGAGGTATGTGACGTCAAGCGCCACGGCATTGGTCAATGGCACGAATGGTGCTATGGGCGTGGTCGTGTTGTCTTTCCAATATAATGTCCATGACAAAATTTTTCAAACGCGGCAAAATATGGAGAATTATGACTACACGGTACGCTGTGCTCCTGACGCGAAAGAGGCGGTTTGTTACTTTGATGGTTCGAAACGCCACAGGATGGTTGAGTGGTATTATGTCGGCAATAGTGTGCCGTCAGGCTCGGAGTTGGGGCTGTGGACGCCGGCGTATGCGACGATTGCCACCGACGGGGGTCAGAATTATGTGTGCGGTGAATTATTC